TCGCGAAGTCGATGTTGACACCGTCGCGGTAAAGTGAGACGTAGTCGTGCCACATACCGTCGGCGCCGAAGACATATCGTTTGTCTTGGAAATCCGAACGCATGCCGGAGAGCGGACAAGGCACCAGGCCGTTCAGCGCGTCCTGAATATCAGCCGGCGCAACTTCTAATGGATGCGCGATACCGATCTCGTCCCCGTCTGCGGCCTCCGTTCCGTCCCCGCGCCGCGTGCCAAGGGCTCCGTAGGTGACGTTGAGCGGTTTCACGTCGAACACGTTGTCGTCCGTGTCGCAGATGAAGGTAGGAGGATACCGCATCTCGCCCTCACTATCCTTCATGGCCTTGAAGCTCTTCGTCGCCTCCATCAGCTTGGTGGTTATGCCGCCGGTAGCCTGGTAAATCAGCGTGAAGTCGCTCTCCAGGAAGACGGCGTTGCGGATCTGCGGTGGCGTGGTCGCACTCATGTCGTCCAGCACGGCCACGATTGGCAGCCCCAGCTTCTCCATCGTTGTTAGTGGCAAGATCATCCTGTAGTACGAACAGGCGCTGAGTTGAGTTCCGACGCCTGTATAGGCCCTGTACGCGACACCCATCTATGCCTCCTAAGCTATCCGTTCAGCCATGAATATCCAGGGTGACTCTTCATGAAATCCTGAAACTTCTTGTCGTCTCTCCACCACTTCTGGTCCCCACCGTACGCAATCGCCGCTGCTAGGAACGCCGCTATCGGAACCGCTCCTTCGATCACGACATCGCGGCCGTAGTAGTGGCCCGGCCGGCCGCTGTCCTTACGCGCCATGACTTGGCGGTAGACCTCGTTCTGCTTCATGATGATGTCCAGATCTTTGAGCGGGCCACCCTGCAGGTTCTGCGGCTCCAACCACTCTGAGATCTTGCGATCATGTCCAATCGTGACGTACATGGCCCTTCGTTCCTTGGTGAGTCGGGGTGGGAGTTTCCCCCCACCCCTTCACCGCTACTTTAGCTCAATGTGCTAAGTTGTTGCAGCACAATGAGTTACTATGTGGTCACATTATACCCGATCCCCAGCGTCCGAGGTGTCAGATTCTCCAGCGTGGCTGCCGCATGGCAGTACCCGCGCATGGAGTCTCCGTTCGGAGGCAGTGGATAGTGACGCATCGGACGCCAGAACGCCAGTCTCTGCTTCGCGCGCTCGTACAAGAAGAACGCTCCGCCCATGACCGCATTCGTCGCCGTTGCAGCCGTCGGAATGAACCGATCCACCAGGATCGCCACACGTCCGAAGTCCGTCCGCATGAACTGAACGTCTGCGGTGTACTCCGTATTACTGGAATCCGTGTGAATCTGGCGAATCACAGCCGGGATAGAAGCAATGCTCGACGCGCTAGTAGACTGCATCTGAGCAGAAGCCGTTTCTCCCAGAACGTCCGACGTGATGTCTGCTTTGACGCCTGGATCGCAGGCCAACGTGTCGGGGTCCGCGCCAAGACCGAACATGTACTCGTGGAGAGCCAGGAACCGCGTACGGCTCCAAGCACCCGCGATGTTGATCTTGCACGCCTCGTTCACATTGTTGGAAGTCGCAGCACCAGCCGCACCGCTTGCAGACGCGTGCCACGCACGAAACGCTGCAAGCAGCCCAACTGCGGCAGACGACGTAGCCGAAGCAGAAGCTACTGCTGTTCCAAGCGCGACAAGTCGCGCGTCCATTGACTGCTCCAGCACCATGAGGTGCCGCTCAACCTGATGCTCATACTCGTTGGCAACGCCAGGAGCACGTCCCTTCAGTGAGTACTCCAACGCGTCAAGAGTGACCGCGAAGTTGAACTTGAAGGTCTGCACTGCATTGGCGAGCCTAGTACGAGCAGCGACAGCAGCCGAAGCCCAATCCTCTCCTTCAGGCGCCCCAGTCGTAGCGGTTGCAGGAAGTGAATCCTGTTCCCACTCATGATTGAGGCCGTTGGAGACGGTCTTAGGCATCGCAAGGAATACCGCCGCCTTACGCTGCTTGTCCAGGTTGTAGACCAGATCAATCAGATCTTCCCGTAGATAGATGCTTGAAGCCTGCATCGCGGGGAAGCCGAGTGCTGAATACAACCCTCCTACCTGTGCCATCTAGACTCTCACCACCCTTGTGGTCCGCCGCCCGTTGGGGCGACCATTCCCAGCCGTTCGAGAATCTTTGCTACCTGCTGCTCGACGGAAGTACCTTTGAACCGCTCATGGAGGGCAGGGCCGGCATCACCGAACTGGCGGTGATAGTCCCACGCTGCTGACTCACGTTCTTGCTGGGACGGCCCGTCAGGGTTGACCTGACCACGTCCTTGGGGAACGGCGCTGCCGGGTAGACCGGCTGAGCGCGGCGGCGCAGGACCAGGCCCGGAGGCCTTCGCCAGAGCCGCTTCGCGGATCGCGTACTTCCACGCGCGCACAGGATCAGACGCTCGCATGGCATTGAAGTTCTCAGCAACCTCTGGAGTGCTCGCCATGACTCTGCGCGCCTCTCCCTTCAGCTGCTCGAAGTTGTCGATTTCGGAGGCCAGTGTCTCTTCCGCACGAACAGTCGCCATGATGGGGTTGAACAGCGCCCCTACCACAGCTTCTACTTCCGCCCGAATGCCGTTACGAAACGGCTCGATTGGAAGCCCAAGCTCGCGTTGGATCGGTGCGAGCGGATCATTCGAGAAGTCGGCATTACCACCACCGACTCCGAGCTGACTCGCCACATACGACTCCAGCTGCTTGTTGCGCTCAGCAAGGGAAGAGTTGTTTCGCTCCACCTCACTCAGCTTGTTCGTGACGTTGAAATAGCCTTCGTTTGCCTTCGTCCAATCGCCACCGTACTTCTTGAAGACGGCGACGTTCGAGGCATCAGGGCCGGTAGACGGCGTCTGCGCCAGGGGCGGACTTGGGACTACAGGTTCCAGCGAGTTGATCGCCATTGGAAGCTCCTTCGAGGGTAGACCTCAAGGGTAGATTGACGGATACAGTATATCACAAGCTAGTACGGCGTTCCGCCTTCAGTCGCCGGCTCCGTCTGTGCGGCAACTTGATTCATGGCGTCCACCTGTTCGGCCAGGAGCTTGTAGCTCTTATCCCAGCCCAACACCCACTTCAGCGCAGCTACACGCTGCTTGAGGCCTTCGTCCGAGACGTTCGTGTCCTCTTTCAGACGCGTGCCGGTGCTCCACTGGTCGGTCGCTACTGCGATAGCGCCAAGTAGGGCCGGCTTGATGACCTTCTGCCATCCTGCAGTACCCAACGTCCCCGCGAGCATATCGACCGTCTCGGCCAGGCCGTACTTCTCTGCTGTAACTGGTTTTCTAGCCATCCTGCCTCCTTACTGTCCCACGTTCGTCTGCTGTCCAGCGCCCATAGCGGAAAGCAGCTGTGCTATCTGCTCCGGCTGCGGGGCGAGCTGACCGCCACCAAGCTGCTCCAGAGCGTCTCCGCCTGGTGCTCCAGCTTCCGCGCCGGCTGTTCCGCCTTCTTCCGGCGGCAGCATGTTCGCCTGCTTCAGAATCATTTCGCGCGGGTTGAAGTCGAACGCTCTCCACCACTTGCTGAGGAACGCATCCCAGTTCGTCTTCTGCAGCGCGAACGGGTTCTGCGACATCGCCTGGATAGTCGTAACGAAGTCCTGCCGCTGCATCGCCTTCGACAGCATGTTGCTGGCGCCAAGCGCACGGATCAGGTGATCTGCGTTGATGTCATCAAGCGTGACCTCCGCACGGCTTTCGTCCTGCAGCTGTTCGCCGGTATCAGGATCCTGCACGGCATTCGTACCAATCAGCGAGACTAGCTGCGGGAAGGTTCCGTACTGCCGCGTGAGCAGCCTGAAGTCTTCTGCCAGGCGTTCAACAACCTGGATCTCCATCAGCTTCGCTTCGAGCCCCAGACGCGTCCGCGCCATTTCCATACGGCCGAGGAACTCGCGTGCTGTCTGTCGGTCGCCACTTAGCATGCCCATCACAGTGTCGCGCTGGATGCCGGTGCCCATGTCGATGTACCGACTGATGGACTCTAGTTCATTGACGACGAGCGGGTAGGCTGAGAGGTCAAACTGCACCGGGCGGATTGCCGTCTCGCCAGTCTCTCCGTGGACCTTGATGACGCGTCCGGGCCACAGGACTAGGTTTTGCGCCTCCAGCTCCGTGCTGTCGCTGACGAACATCGCCGGCTGCAGCACGAGATCCAGTACGTCGAGCCGGTTGCTGACCAGCTTGTTCGCAGTCATCGCGAGGCTTGCAACAGGCTCGATCTTGCCCATGCCGTGGAAGAAGTGCATGTCCGGCATCGGGCTGTACGACCGGAAGTGCTTCTTCAGGGACCAGTGCGGCGAAGGGACGTTCCGAAGCGGAACCATCCGATTCGCTACCGTCATAATGCGAAGCCGGACGCCGTCAGGGGCGTACTCAGAGGGCACCAAGCCCACCATGTCAATCAGCTCGACCGGCTTCGAGTGCTTTTCTGTCCGCTGCAGCTGGAACTGCGACCAGCTGCGCCAGACGCTCTTGCGCTCTTCCATCTCCCGCGACACCAGCTGCGAAGGTGGCATGGCCTTCAACTGCTGCAGCGCCGCAGGATCAAACTCAGGTTCACGGCCTTCCTGCTGCGAGACGTAGGCGTCTTCCAGCAGATCGTCGAGATCTCTCCAGTAGCGCCGGCAGACGAAGAGCATACTCTCGATGTCACGCTTGCCACGCTGAGGGAGAAAGTCCAGGATGTCTACGACTTCAATGTCCGGGCCGTCGAAGGTGGTAATCAGACTGTCTTCAACATACTCGATGCCGAGGACATTCCGGCGGATCTTGTGCTGACGCTGCTCCCGACGCCAGCCGTACTGCAGAATGGCCGTGCCGTAGACATCGCCCATCATGTTGAAGTCCAGGAACTTCTCGTACGCACGAGCGTTCAGGAACTGCTGGTTTGTCACCGCTTCCGCGCGGCGCGCAGACGCAGAAGACTGGTCGTCCTGTGGATCCATCTCGATGATACGGTTGCTGCCGAAGGAAATCGCCATCTTGTTCGCGGCGTCTGAGAAACACGCGGCCTGAAGCAACGGCAGCATGACGACGTTCTTGAATGGCGGCTTCTCGCCTGTGTAGATGCAGCGGAAGAGGTTGTACCAATCCCGTGTCTTACGGAAGAACTTGGCGTGGTACTCAGCGGACTCGTCATAGCGGCCGAGCACGAGCGCGAGGATCATCTCACGCGTCACGCCGCCCATAAACGAGCTGCCGGCACCATACGCTTGTGGATTATCAGCTGGCATGCTAAGCCTCTACACCTGGGCGTTCGAGCGGTAGCTCCTCGCCGTCGGGCGTCAGAATGAAGCCGTGGGTGTTGATCCAGTTCGCCAGGCGCTGCGTCAGCGCCACGTCGTTTCGACAATAACTGTAGAGGTGAAGGAAATCGCCGTCGCGATACATGTCCGTCGCGCGGGCGCCTTCAGAGGTCTTCATTCCGAGTCCCAGCCGTTCTGTGATCTCGCCCAGACGAAAGCCCTTCTCACGCTTCGGCAGAGCTCGCCAGACCTCGCGTAGGATGTCGTACTGCGGAGGCTGGATCGTCAGATCGGTGACGCTCTCTAGGCACGGTGTGTCGAACTCGATGCCGTTGAAAGAAATCAGTAGATCCATGTCGTTGAGGTGTGATACACAGTGGTCCAGCTCATGCTCTGTGTACAAAAATGTTCGTGCCGGTAAACTATCATACACCGCGACACAGCTAACGCCGCATTCTCCTCGACGTGCCCCTTCCCATCCGTTCGGGTGCTCTTTAGGTGAAGTCATAACCTCCAGATCGAACACACCGACCCTCATCGCTCGCACTTCTTCATATCCCCTTCATCTAGTGGGGGGTGCGCCAGCAGCATCCGGGCCAGGATGCATACTTGGGGAGGCACCAAGCGGCGCAGCACCCCCAGTCTTTTGTGCTGAGTATAGCACACAGTTATTGAACAACGTCGAACCTCATGCCGTTCATAGCGTCATGCGTTGCGTACATGCTCGCGATCTTCTCCGCCGCTGCGTCGCCTGCAGGGCCTGGCTTCAACACATCGTCGAAGGGATTGCCGGTCTGCTGTGCTATTGCATCTGCTTTCGTATTCCAGATGATCTGGTAGAGCCGGTCATTCCAGCAGTCTGCTGTGGCGTCCGCGACATCGTCATACTCTGTGAAACCGATCTTGGACATCTGTTCAACCAGGAGGTCCAGATTCTCCGCATCCCGGATCAGCATGATCTTTCCGGCACGCCAGAACCCGGCTGCGTGGATGAGCCTGTCTTCCTTGCGCTTCGAGTCACGATCCAGAACCAAGAACTCGGGCATCTCGACCCCAGCCTCGCGGAACTTCGTCTTGAGCAGGGCCGGCCAGACGCCAGGCTTACCGCCGATGTCCTGCTCGTCTGTGATGCAGGACACACGAGCGCACCGTCTGCGCCACTCTTTCGTCTGATCAATGAGGAGCTGGATGAACTCTTCAGAATCGCACTCTTTACGCACCTTGGCACCTAGAAAGGCTACCTTGCCTGTCTTCGGCACATGGCCGACAGCCGAGATGGTGCTGAGATCCCCCCGGATCCGCCGCTTGGGATTCTTGAACGCGGTGTCGATGTGTAGGCTGACCCGGAGCTTCTTGTAGTCCACATCTGCGGGGGCTGTTATCAGGGTCTTGACGATGTGCTCCGGCAGGACGTTGTGCGGATTTTGGGTAGGGTTGTTGCGGACCTGCGCCCAGTAGCGCACGCTGTTCTCGCGCTCGAAGGCCTTGATTCGGTCGGCGGGCCAGATTTGGGGCATCAGCAGCTCGCCGTTTGGGCCAATGGCGTCGAGGTAGAACACATCCCAGATGCCGTCGGGATCCACCTTCACGCCCGGCATGGGCATTCCACTCATGCTCTTGACGCCGCCGCGCATGGGATCCACGCAGCGCCCGATGTGGTCGCCTTCGCCGTATCGGGTAGCTGTCAGCATCCAGAAGGCGTCCATCTGGAACACAGGGATCAGCGTGCTCATGTGGTTCCAAACTACATCGAGCCAGTCCACATGCCGGTCCATGCGCTCGTATGTGTTGGGGTCGTCAAAGAAGCCGCCGTCGGGGTGAAGACCGACCATGCCGGACTGTACAGCCCAAATGCCGTAACTATCGTCCCGTCGCGTGAGGTTGGTCCTAGCAGCAGTGACGACCCCATCTACCTTCCATTTCCGTCGAGCAGTCGGACCCTGGCGCCCGTAGAGCCAGCTGAAGCGGGCGTACGGATCGTCGCCGGAGATGACTGCCTTGATGCCGTTGAGTACTTCACGCGCCCGCGTGATCGTCTCGCAGCCGGTGTAGGTCGCAAGCTCCGGGTCATGGAGATGCAGCCACATCTGCCCGGCCTGGGCGAAGAGCGTCGTCTTGCCCCAGTCGCGAGGAACCACACAGATCAGTTTCTTGGCCTTCGCGCGTCCTGCTTCTCTGTCCGCCAGCCACTCGCGCGCATGCTTCTCGAACCAGTCGCAGGCCGGCTTATGTGTCGCTTCGAAGAGCCACGGGCGTTTGCCGAGGTCGCCCTTCGGATTGAAGTCGTAACCGTAGGCGTACTTAAAGAACCACCAGAAGCTGTCCATGCAGCGGTGGCGCCAGAAGTCCCGTTCCGCCTCCATATTCCAGCTCACCGTTTGTACCTCTGCATCTTCATGTCGTGGAGGTTCAGCCAGACGATTTCGTTTGCCTGGGCCTTGCCGAGTGCCGCGCGCTGGCGAACATGCTTCGCGACTACTCGCCGTGCCTCTATGTCGGTTGGTAAGCCAGCCCAACCACCGTGCGCTTTGATCTCATGCACCACGGCTTCTGGGCGCGAGCCTGTAATGTCGTCAAGCACTCCGCGCAACTCTGGCGGCTGCTCCATCTTCACGTCGAAATGCTGCTTCAGTAGCCAGTCGAAGTCCTTCGCTCCCGGTCTGCCGCCTACGCGTGTCCAGCCGCGTGATGTCTTCAGCCAGCGATCTCCCGCGTACATGGCTGTACGGCCAGAAGGAACACCTTTGAGCCCTGGGATCCCTTCCATCGACTCCGCACGAGCCGGTAGGCCGTAGCCGAGGTCGGCTTCCACACCGGACTTCTGTAGCATCTTTGCGCCGCGCTCTTCGCGGGTTATGAACATATTAGGATCAAGATGCTGTTCCCCAACATACTGCTTAAGAGCCTCTGCCGCTTCTCGCTGAGAAGCCAACGCTTCAGGACTGAAACCTGCTTTATACCCTCGTATCTTGTTGCCAAGTTCCGCCGTCCTGGTTTCAGCAAACATTGGCCCTGCTGCACCTTCGTGAAGTAGATGCAGTTCGTCGGACAAGTCGGGCCTAAGCCCACGCCTAGTTATCTCTCGTAAGAATGCCTTATCATAACTGCTGCCGACAAAACCAGAGCCCAAGTTGAATGTACCGGCGCCGCCACTAACGGCTGCACTTCTTGCTTCTTTGTGGGCACGCAGAAGTGTGGCGTCAGGAAGGCTGCGAAGTTGGGCCAGTTCGTCACCAAAAGACTCTGCACCGGACGTAATAGGGATCGCGCCTTTCGTGGTTCCTTCGGGGAATATCCATGTGTCACCGATCCGCATCGGTGTCTTCTTTCCCTCCAGCTCACGATGGATCCTCGCCCGCTCACGCAGCACACGTTCGTTCGGACTCATCTGGCGCTTACCAGCTTTGGGTACGATCTTACCCAACTTGGGTACGTCCTCTGGCCCGATGCCACCCATCGCCATGCCAGCTAGGTATCCGCCTGTCTTCCACGGATCCTGCTTCGCAGCTGCGGGGATGGCCTTCATGCCTTCGATCAGCGGCTTCATGCCTTCGGCCTGCTGTTCCGGCGTTGGCCCTGCGAGCATCTCGCCAAAGCCAGCAAGCATGCCGCCGGCTTCAGAGATGCTGCGAGGGATACCTGCGCCTGCGGCAAAGCCGCTGACGGCCGCTGCTACCGGCGGGTATGCCTTGACGAAGAGGCTGTCATACCAAGTTCTGAGGGACATGTGCCCCTAGTTCCGCAGCTGGCCCGGATTCTCGTAGTGATATGTGGCAGTTATCACGGAGGAGGTGGATGAGGCTGGAAGCGCGACAGCAATCCCGACACTTGAGATTGTTTTGAAGAGCAGATCATCGGTTGCGCTTTCCGCGCTCCAAGCCGTATCATCAAGCGTGTATGCTCCGCCACTTGCCATCGCTGATGTGGTCGTAGTGTTGATCGTCACATAGTTAGCTGTATCGCGAGCACCGCTGCGGGTGATCTGGATAAAGTACTTCGCTCCAGCAGCCAGCGCCAGAGGCGTCGGAAACGTGAAGTACACCAGCTTGTTGGTCCTGGTATCTCCCCAGGCCAAACCGATTGGGTCACTGGTCGCAACGACAGTCCCGGTAATCGACGTTGTGCGGACTGTGAGGGTGATCGTGTCCTGTGGATTACCCACACGATTCATCTGAAAGCCGAGCTGGTAGAGTGTGTAGAGCACTCCGCCGACTGTAAATGACATACCTGCGCCTTGGTTCAGCTCACCAGCTCCTGCTGTCCCACCGTACACAGGATAGGTGGTATCGTAAGAGGGAGGGAGGTGTACGTTAGGACTGCGCCACGGCTCTGTATCAGAGCCAGTACTTACCCATACTGGAAAGCCGCCATCGAAATCAAGGTCTGTGAAATCGGCCGTAGCATCAGCCATAGTCTTCCGAAGAACATTCGTGCCAGCGATAGACATGATTAGCGGCTGGCCGGCTGTTCCGTTGATTGTTGACAGAAGGATATGGTCAATCACTACCAGTGATGTGGGCTCATTACCCGCCGGAATGGTGGCAGCCAGAGACGTTGTGCCGGTAGCCTGGACGTAACCCGTGGCTGCCGCTCTTGTGCGGAGGCTCATTAGTTCCTCAGTTCGCCAGCGGCGATATAGTGGAAAGTGACAGTCAGGCAGGCATTAGATAGCGTAGCTGGGCCGGTAAGCACTACGTCCGTTGCGCCGAGAGGCGTGGTATCCGCACCGCTCGCGCTCCAAAGCGGCCAACCTGCAGAGAAGTCAATCTGTCCGTACTCTGGCGCAGCGGTTCCTGCGAGCTGCTTGCGCGCAACAACGACACTATTGACCGTGATAGTTAGAGCACCTGCGGCTGAAGACTGTCCTGTCCATAGAATACCGTCGAGGACAATCAGGTTTGAGCCTGCTTCTCCGGCAGGAAGTGTAACCGTAACCGTTACTGTTCCATCTACAGTTGTAGACTGGAGATATTTCGCAGCAGGACCGGGGGGAGGGCTAGGAAGTCCCATTAGTGCATGGCTCCGTTGGATAAAGGTGTATTCGTACTCATCGCTGTTTCTATGCTAGTCTCGCCAGTACGCTTTTCGGCAGTCCGGCGTTCATGTGCCAGTCTTCAGACGGCCGAACAACGTAGACAGGGACAGGGTGATCGATAAACGTGTTGTCGTAGAAGGCCAGTGTGTCACGGATGAAGAAGAAGTCCGAGATTCCGGGATCCTTGTCGGGCTGATTCCATCTGCCTAGCTTCTTCGGATCGTTTGGTGCAGCGAACATCGGCCCCATGACATAACCACACCTGATTGCGATGGGCTCCGGGCCTCCTTGAACACGGAACATGTGGGGGACGCCCCCCACGGCTGCGAGGGCTGGGTGGATGATGTCCTTGATCGCACCCGGCCAGTACATGTCGTCGTCGTCAATGAACATGAGGAAGGGCTTCGTGGCCTTCGCCATGCCGAAATCACGTTGGGCATTGCCCTTGCCGCCTGTGAAGTCGGTGTACTCGAAGTAGTGGAAGCGGGTGTCCATGATCGAGAGGATCCCACGGGCGATGGGTTGGTCCCCGTCGCCGATGACGATCACCTCGTCGTTGGGGCCGATCTCCTCCCGCAGCTGGGAAATCACTGCTTGGAGGGTTCTGCGGCCGATGGTTGGGAGGATGAAGCTGATACCAGCCGGCTGAGCGGGATGATTTCCTTCACCCACCCTCTCGGAATCGTGTTGCTGTGCCGGTAGGACTGGCTGTCTTGGACTACGCCGACTGCGAGTACTATGACCTTTCGGTCCTTTCTTACGAGATACCCCACGTCTCTGCATGTTACCATTCCTCCGAATGTCGCCGCAGTGCCCGGTGTATCCAGATCACCGCTGTGTTCTGTGTCAATCGCCGCGTCCTCCCAGACGACCTCAACTAGCGGCAGTTCCTCCCACGTCGCTGCTTTCTGCTTCACCTGAGCCTCCAACGAGTATAACACGCCCTGGCCGTAGGTTGGCTGCATCCAGCCCAGGCGCGGGTACAGCGGTCATGATGGGATCCATTACGATGTCTACTACATCGAGCGGCGGGAACACTGCGTTGAATGCCTCCATCGACCACTCCCTCCCGACTGCGGCCAGCTGGCGCTTGAGGGCGTTCACTGTCGCTTCTTTGTCGTCAGGCGAGGGTGGGCCGGTAACTTCTGCTCCGCTCTGACGAATCTCCAGTAGCAGCTTGCCCGCAGCTACTCTGTCCTTACCGCCCTCTGCGGCCCAGGACTCGGCCTGCTTCTCCAATGCCTTGACCTTCTTGTCGCGTGGGCGGCCCTGTTTCGTCCGGCTATCTTTGTCCTTACGCCAGGGAAGGTCATCACGAGTGATTTCCCCTGCGTTCAGAAGCCCACTGATCTTCGAGAAGATAGTGGCTTTTGCCACCGGCGCACAGGCTTCCAGCAGCTCGCGAACCGTCTGCGGGGGGCTGGCCCCCTTCATCAGCTGGATGATCTTGAGATCGAGTTCTGTCACGCCGCGAGTATACCACAGGTTTCTGGGATTTTTCGGGAAGTGCTCACCTACGGAGGGTTGGATAGTCCCCCTCCCGGTGGGGTCCCCCGGTCCCTTCCTGCACACTTGTGCACGCACATCTGTGCAGTGTCCGCTGCACGCATGAGCAGCGGCCAGCCTTGCACGCATGTGCACGCACATCTGGGCAGTATGCCATGCACAGACGAGCAGCGTGCAGCCTAGTGCACATCCGTGCATGTGTTACTGCACAGACGTTCAGCGCCCACCGTCTGCGGGGTCGCCTGGGAGTGAATCCTTTGGGCGATGCGTGCATCGGAAGGGTTGCGAGGCGAGCTGGAGTCGGCCAACGCCTCAAGGCAAGAGGGCAGCGCAGTCAGCTGGCATCGGGCCAAGGTGCGACGGAAGATCAACCTAGTCGCCTCGCACAAAGCGCGAATCTTCCCGCGCATTGACGCATCGGAAAGTATGCAACGCGAGCACGGCTTAGCACGGCCGGTCAAGTATGGCGATGCTAGCGTGGAAGGCAAGTCCACGTTGCCAGAATGACAAAGCGTGCTGGCGCCCGCTCCCAAGGCGCATAGAAGTCTCGGGAGGATAGGTTACTCTCGTGTCCCGTAGACGCGGCACCGGTTGTGCGGGGAGCGGTCTTGCAAGCATCATTCCCGCACGCAAAAGGGATAAACGCGGCAGGTCAACCGCTCCCTTTCCGCCCGCGCCAATGCGCGACACAACCGGCACGAGAGGCACGCGGCCCGAAGGCGCACATAGCGTGCTTAGCGGAGGGTCCGCCGTGACAGTGGCAAGGGAATCGGCCAGCAAGCGCGGTATCCCTTGGGCGCGGCTGCAATCGCCCGCCGTTACCATCCGACCGCCTAACAGTGCGGCACGGGAAGCGCGAATAGTTACGGCTAGAGGCGGCACGAATCCCGCCCCGGTGCTACGGCATCCGACACCGCTAGCAGCAAACGAGAACCCCTCAACACAGTAGAGCATCAAACGTGGCGCGAGGCTAGAGGCACAAAAGGCCCCATTCCGGTGCAAGGCCGGTAACCTCGCGCTACACTCTCCCAATCGGAGGCAAGCATGCCGCCGTCAAACGACTACCGAAAAGAGATGGACATCGTTCGACTTATGTGTCCCACCGCAACGCCCCGTGCCGTTGTCAAAATGGCGCGAATCCGGGCGAGCGGTATGTACATCACAGAGGCCGAACGAATCGGCCCACGCCGCTATCGTATCAGTGGCCGAGTAAGTCAATGGCAAGGCGGCGGAGACTTCACGACTACCATCTACATCTGAGGAGGCTTTGTGTATGTCCCACGGACTCCGTTGCACACATGGCCGCATGCGTACGGTGAAATACCGCACGCGTCGCGGCAACGATGTTCTCCTCGCACGGTACTGCGGCAAGCCGGCGGTCGCGCTGATCGAAGGCTGTCCCGCATGCCCGAAACACGCACGCAATCCGAAGGCGGCATAGCTCATGCTAGGCCTATGGCGTGACTACCGCCTGCTCCTCGTGTACCGTCGCGCATGGCCCAAGCTAAGCGCGGCATACCGTGCAAACGTCGCCCGTCGTGCGCTCGAACGCACACTGCGCGACTTCCAACCGGCACGCTGAACCTTTCGGCCGTATCACGCATCTCAATCCGCAGAGGAGGTGAAACACCATGATGGGAGCTAGCTATCCCTCAAAGAAGGCGCTCCGCGAAAACATCGGCAAGCGTCTGCGCTACGTTGAAACCTCACTGTTCAGCGCGGAGTACCGCGACAACGGAATGCTCACAGTCGTCGGCCCGTGCCCGTTCAATGCTCGTAAGTGGTACGCCAACGTCACGATGAAAGACGGACTCATCGCAGGGGTGAAGTAGCAATGCGCCCCTACGACCTCACCGGCAATATCATCGCGTATGAATCGGGTGAGCTAGATGAGGAGGAAACCCTCACCCTATTCCAAGTCCTCGTCAATAACGGCATGGCGTGGAGTCTGCAAGGGCACTATGGCAGGACGGCGAAGGCCTTGCTTGACGCAGGATACATCACGCCAAGGCCAGCGACATGAGAACCCTTCCCTGGTACCACGCCCACACAACGCCAGAGGGCATGCGTGAAGCCGTACGGCGCATTGTCGTAACCCTCCGGCCCCGGCTCGCGGACTTCGATACCATCGTGGCAATCGGCCACAGTGGCATCATCCCGGCGGCAGCGGCCGCGTACATCCTCAACAAGCCGCTACGCCCAATCCACAAAGACGGCGAACGCCCGCACACCAACTACGCCCCGCCGCCTATGAATGAAAGGCTCGCGTGGGTAGACGACTTCATTGCAGGGGGCCGCACCTTTGCCACTGTACGTCAGCAAGTCGAAAACTGGAACTGCCGTATTGTCCTGATTGTCCTTTACAGTGACCGGGATTGGGTTCGCGTAACCGACGGCATCATGCTTTCCCGCATCCCCCGAACCCGTATCTACACCGCGACGGTGATACCGTGACGCCGCAAGCCTACTTCGCCATTGGCAAGTCCCTCGGCCTGCGCTGGTACGCGGAAAGCGAGCCGGGAGTCATTGCCGCCGGCAAGGGTGACAAGCACCTCGGCGCGGCATTGATAGCAGCGACCTCACCGAAGACGCCGATCCTCGATAACCTGCGGCGCGCGATGCGCGGAGACAGTCCACTACCGTGCCACAAAAGCAACCTTGCCCTAGCCTACGCCGGGCAGCCGTTGCGAGGCCCCAAGGTAGAGGCCTTCCGCAAGGCACTCCTCGGCGATACCGACGCCATCCCCCTTGACGTGTGGATGCTGCGGGCGTATGGCCTAACCGATGACCTAACGATGCCCGTCCGCAGACGCGTGCTTTCCCGCATCAACCGCGCGGCATCAAAAGCATCTTGCACCCCCCGCGACTACGCCGCATCTATCTGGTGCGGCATCATCCTGGCGCACGGCCGCGAGCCGCTACACTACGGCGAGTCCCTGCGCCGACTTCAAGCCCAGGAGGAGCTATGGGAATCAGACAAGTCATCGTAACCGTCAATGGCGGCATCGCTGATGTTGAATCCTATCCCGACGACATCGAAGTCATCATCGTGGACTATGACAACCTCAATGCCGGCGACGGCACTGGCAGCGACTCATGCCTATGCCGTCTAGCACGTAACCTTTGCCGTGTTTGCGAAGCGTCTGAAGCAACAGAGGAGATGGGGCGTGATTGGCTCATAGGAAAAGAGATGGGACTATGAGCGATGAGCGCGCCGCACTCGCCAACGCACAGGAGGAGGGGCCACTTCTACGGCAGCATGAAGGGCAGCCGTGGCAAAGTCACTCGCTGCGGAACGAAATCGTCCGGCATCACCACGCACGTC